CCCATCCGAAGAAAGCAAAAATGAATAAAACAATAATCCACCAGCTACCATCTCCACCAAACATGCCGTCATTATTTCTACCATTTCCAGTAGCAGCGGCAATATCTGCTAAGCTATAATTTCCATCCATAATATAATCTCCTTTTTGTGTATTTACATCAATCTGGCCAGATTGTAATGTACTATTTCATTCCTTTCAGCAGATTCTGAAACTGCCCTGCCATCTGCTGAACTTGGTTAAGCTGCTGTTGAGAAATCTTTCCAGACTGCAACATTTTCTGGACTTCTTCTTTTGGGTTTCCTTTGTAATTCTGTTTAAACTGCATAAACTGCTGCATCATCTGCATTGGCCCATTTCCCTGTGGCATTCCACCACCAAGCGCGTTAAATAATGGATTACTCATCTGCATTTCCTCCCTTGGTCGCTGATTCCTGTACGGTATTAGCCCTAACAGGTTCAGAAAATGAATTTAGTCGGTTTATAATAGCTTCGTATTTGCCCTTTAAATCGTCATATTCCTGTCTGGTGACGTACTTACTGTCCATGCTCTGAACTGGCTGTTTAGGCGGCATCTGAGAGCCAACCTCGTGGTATTCAAACGTTCGCAGTGGCTGTGGCATGCCGGAAACATCTGTGGATTTTATATAAAATTTCTCTGATTCTGAATCCATTAGTAAAACACTTGTCCCGGGTGCTACCAGATAGGATTTTGCGCCGACTTCGCCGGATACCCACAGGATACCGCTATTATTCTGCTGTGGTTGCTGTACTGGTTGAGCTGGAATCTGGACAGGCTGTTGCTGGAACTGGTTCATCTGCCCAGGAACGCCAAAACTATATTGATAAGGATTGTTATATAATGCCATCTTATACACCGCCTTTCTGATTATATTTTTACATAAAAAAAGAACCGGAAACAGGTCGTTTCTGGCTCTAATTAGTATCCAAAAAGTATCAGCACACTTTGATTATTTTATTGTTTACTCGGCGGCTTAATCGTTTCGCCGTAGATATGCTCACGTTCATCTGTTCAGCGCAGTATTCAAGCGTGTATTCTTTACATCTCAACCGAAACAATCTTTCTTCGTCCGGCGTGAAATTACACTCTACTAAGAATCTGTCTATATCTTTCTTTGTGAACACATATAACTTCATGAGCATACCTCTTATTAATGCAATTAACGCTGATTCTGTGCAAGATACTCCGTGAGCTTCTGTTTTGTTTTTTTTAATTCTTCGACGTTATTCCCACTAATCTGACTGTCCAGCATGGTCGACAGCACTTCCAGAATTAATGAATCTCGTTCTGCAATCCTCTGAAGACTCTCGTAATCTCGCTTGTCATGTTCTTCCAGTGCCTCTACTCGCTTATTGAGTCGGAATGCTGGTGTAATCCACTTAAAGATTACGGCTGCCGCCCCTCCGACAATGGACACTCCTCCGCAGATAGAGAGGAAAATCTGTATAAATTCTGATATGCTCATTTATTCTCCTTTTCCCAGTAATATACCGGGATTTCATTACCGCTATCCCATGTATCGAAATATTTGCCGTCTTGTGCCGTCACAACATGGCCATCTATGCAGAGAATGTACGTGCCGGTCGGATGATCTGCACAAAAGTCGTTGACTGTATAGATATATCGTTCTGATTGTTCAATCAGTTTGCGTCTGTATCCACGCTTATAGAGGTACGCTCCCCAGACATAATTTGCACTTGGCATATCTGACAGAGTGCACGCCTGTATCATTAATCCGGTGAATACCGCTTCCCAGTCGAACCCGGTTGCTTTGCATATTGCCCGGACAACGCAATCTCCTGTTCTCTTATCCTTAACAGGATTCGGATTGAAATATTCCCATCTATCCATCAGTCAATCCCCTTTGCTGTCTTATATCGTCTTGCCGCTCCTCTGGCTTTAGCGGCGTTCTGGCGGTTCCACTTAGCGATCATAAGTCGGTCTTGTAGTTCCCTCAGGCCATTCCGTTTGCAATAATCTTTATATGCAGCATTTTGTTTCTGTAAAAGATAAGACTTCCGGTCAAGGTCTTGCTGTAATGCGAATTTTGCCTTTTCATTCGGTGCATTGTCGACTCCTGCCTGCAGCCCAAGAACCTCTCTCTTCGTTTTGCGGATTCTCCGCTCATAAGTACGCTGTCGCTGTTCCTTTTCGTACTGTTTGCCTTTGTCGGCTTTGTCCTGTGCTGATAATTCTGCGTAGGGATTCGGCATTCCTTCCGCCCAAACTGAAAAATGATGTCTGCAATTTACTCCGCATATTCCATCAGCTTCACCATAATGACAATTTTCAATAAAATCTGGATATTGACTTGCTTTTTGCTCCAGCATTCTACGGTATTCTGATGTGTCTCGCTCTCGAAAAAACTCCGGCTTGATTTCTTTTAATTTTTCCCAGTCTATGGAAAATACCTGCCCTTGCCATACTTCATGACTTGGGCGACTTCCTATGTGCGCCGATGTCAATACTAAACCGTATCCCATTTCTTTCATTCTTGTCAACTGAATATCAGCACACGCCTGAGCCACTCCAGTTCTGACAGAACGTGCGACTGCTGTTTCGATCGTGTCTTTTCTGCCAGATGGATATGTGACGGTGACACCATCACTCACAACGTTGTTAACTGCCTCTTTAATGGCTTGCGTATACCCAACTGCACCAGTCATCACATGATTATATGCAAGGTCGCATTGCTCGATATATAACCTCTGAGCGGCACTTGCGGTTGTTCTCGTGAAGTTCTTCCACTCGCCCATGGTCGCAAGCATATTTCGTTCCATGAGTCTTATCATTGTTGGTGACTGTTCAAGCGGCACAGGACTTAATCCTGCCGCCTTATATACCTTATCATCATACTCCATTGCAGTGATTCCGGCATCTTCAAACGCTTCAAGAAGCTCCTGTTGCTCACGTTTGGTGTATCTGGATAGTTCTGCCAGAATGTCTTCTAACAGTTCACCGGATTCCTGTAACGTTCTGATTCTCCACGCATCAGCATTGGTCAGAATATAGTCCTCGCCCCTGCCGATTCTTGCCATCATCCGTGATACGATCTCAGAGATGATATACTGGTGCAATTCTTCAGCAATTTGTTCACTGCCCTCTGTAATTTGTCGTAAATATTCAGGACTAAGTATAATATATCACCTCTTTCGATAAATGTTGTGGTACATGTTTTAAAAATATGCTATAATCAACCTATTAAGGAGGTGTCGCAAAATGTTTTTAAAATTGAAAATTTTCTGTACTTGTAATTGCAACTATTACGTAAATGAACAAATTAACACGGAAAAGGTAATTTGTCCAAATTGCGGCAAGGAGCATCCGTCTTCATCACAAATCATATCTATGCTTCGCATGGCTAAGTGTATTAATGATGGCAATGTTCCTGGTGCAAATATAGTGAGGACATTTGCTGTATCCAAGCGAGAAGATTCTGGCTGTTAATAATGTTATTGCAAAGTGGAGAGGAGTTTTAATCCTCTCCGCTTTTTTTACTTAATTCACTAAAACTCTCTTGTAATTGGCTTTGGAATTTCGCCTGTCAGATATGCGAGGTATTTTTCTTCCCTTGTTACCGGCTTGTCTGCCATCTTTTTACTCCTCTCCGAATAGTGTTGGTTCCTTTGGCTCGGCTTCTTTGACCATTGCTTTCGCTTCTTCCTCAGTCATTCCTTCAAACTTTACAAAATACAACCATGCTGGAACCTTGCCAGTAGTTACATACTGCCACCACCTTGCACGGTCGTTTTCTCTAACATAGAGGATGTCTCCGAAATCATAATTGACTTCATAAACTCCGACAGGTGCAAGTCCGTACAGGTCAGCGTAAACGTTCAGCGCGTAAATTACTTCGTCCAGACAGGATTCCAGTTTGTCCCTCACGTCTTTGATAAACTGGACTGTCCTCTGCTGTTCTGCTTCTACTCCAGTAGCCGTCTGAATTCCGCTAGATTCGTTAAAAACAAAGTATCCGTTAGAGAACCCAATCTTGTACCCTAACTGGCTTAAAAGAGCATTTATGCCGCTTATACGGGTATCAGTGTTTAGAATCGGGTTGATTTCTTGGTAAAACTCTTTCTCATCCTGTCCGAATACATTTTTCACATAATCCGGCAAGCTCATTTCTTTGCATCTGTGCTCCATGGCCTGCGGTGTCATGGCGGATACTGGTGATCCGCTCGGCATCAGCAGTCGGTCATCTACCAGAGCGGTTCTCTTAGAATCAAGGATTTCTTTTGCATTACGGCTGTATGCAATGTCCAGATCTTTCAACTCTTCAATTGCTTCTGCAAATATCGGTAAGCCAAATGGTGTACTGATATCTACATTGTTCGCCTGTGGAGTCCGCAGAACTCCGTACAGAGGTCCGTCCAGCTTCTCGCCATTTGCTTTGAGAATCGGCGGCGTATCTGCCATGAGGTCAGCCCATTTGGTCTGTTTAAGGTCGATTTTATCGCCGATTGACTGAGGGGATTTCGACACATAAGCTCTGTTAGAAACGTAGTACGGATAGGTTGTCACGCCATCTATTGTAGTCTCGACAAAACGATGATATTCAAGCCGTGTGTAGTATTTCCGTCCAACGGTATAATAGTCCTTGAATATAATCCCCTTTATTTCCTGATTGTCATAATCTACAATCATCACATCTGCCGGAGTGAATACGTCAAGGCTCTCGCCGTTTGGCTTGATAAATACCGCTCCATAAGCACATCCATATTCTACCCAGTGCCGTATCTGGAAATATACCTTGTCAATCTGTTCCTGAAGCCATGTAGCCCTTGCAGAACCGTCTATCTGAATGCCGATCGCCAGTGTTGCAAGCCTAGCTGTCTCTGAGCAGACAGATTTCGCAAAATTGATCGTCTTAATATTATTATTATCGTCCAACCATTCCGGCGCGCCTCTATAGATGTTTGCACACCGGTTAATCAGTGATTCCATCTCCGGAAATTCTGCTGCCTGGATGTTAAAATCCTCTTCGGCTTGTTTTTTGAAAATCATGTTAAACCACCTTTTTAGCGTTGTTATAAGTCCCATTTAATCTACCTTTTAAAATCCATCCATCTTACAGAAGTATCTCGCACAATAATGTCTTCATATTCTACAACTTTTAATATTTCGTTAATGTCAGATGATCCATATATTTTTAAACCGATGCTTAAGAATTTATTTATTTTATCTGAAAAGTACCTATCTAACATTTTAGTCACCTGTCGCTATCTTTTTTCCACACATCGGACAATAATTAAGGTCAAACGGTCTGGAAGTAATGCTCCCTTTTCGGTCTTTCATGTATATGTACAACATACAGCCGTATATATATTTATTCTTCTTGTATTCTGGATTATCATGGCATTCTTTCCAAGAAGCTAATTCATCGCAAAATTTACACATTATGCACTGTTCCCCCTTCTGTTAAATAACGGCTCATAAGCATACCTAAGTGCCGAGATTGCATGATCGTTTCCGTCAGGATAACCACTTATTACATTTCCCTCTTTGTCCCGATCGTACTCATATTCCGTAATTTCCTTGTATGCGTTCGGTGTCCGCTTCGGGTCAATGACAAGTGTCTTTGTCTGTAAGAATTTAAAACCATACTCGATACTTCCCGGCCCTTTGATTGCTCCTCTAGCAGGAAGTCCGGCGTCCCGGAAGTCGTTCACGGATTTAGGCTCCGCAGAATCACATATCATCGTATAATCGTCATAGCCTTTTTTCTTGATCCAATCAGCGGTCTTGGAGTTGCTCCATTTATTTACATATAGCTCGTCAATTAGATATATCTTCTCTCTGGCGGAATCATAATAAGTTCGGAGATAGCAGAAGGCATCCGGGTACCATCCATAATCTACTCCAGGGAAAATACGGTCCATGTGACTGATTTCTTCATCTGTAATATCTCTAATCTCCAGATATTCAAATACGTTTCCGCCGTCACCATTCGGAACACCCAGGTATTCATGCTCATATGCTTCTGGATTGACTTCCTTTAAGTGCTCTGCATCATTAAGGAATTTCTGACCTAGCCACTCCTCCGGGGCTTCCAGATAACTTGAATGATGAATAACTCTTTTCGGGTTAGGCGTGAGCTTGATCCTGTTTACCCAGTTTGATTTTGATTTTGGTGGATTGTATGATGAAAAATCATAGGATTCATCGCCACCACGAAGCACTGACTGATTAACAGAACGCTCCTGGGCATCTCCCTTCATTTGATCTTTTTCTTCTTTCCAGAGAATTCCGATATATCCGAATTCTGGCTTAATGGATTTCAGTTTAGTTTCATCATCCAGACCACGGAAGTATATTGTCTGCCCGGTTTTAATGTATTTGATCTCAAGTGGCGACACCTTGCATTCAAATTCTTCCATCAGTCCCAGTTCATTGATAGCCCATTTCATCTGAGCATACACAGAATCTTTCAGCGTCGCACCCACCTGGCGAGTAATGCAAGCGTGCATCTGAGGATTATTTTTGATAAGTTCAGTAATCTTAAAAGCTACGTACGAAGATTTCAAACCGCCTCGACCGCCCTCGAATACATATTCAATGTTAGGCTTAATCTGTCGGTTAATATCCACGAATGCCTTGCCGAGTACTCTGGCAGGAAGTTCATATTTGCTTTCGTCTGATTTTGATACGGCTACCAACTGTTCCCATTTGTCCACTGCCTGCATATTTCCTTTGATAGCTTTATCATATACGGCAGCTACAATACAGGCATTGTTATTTGCGTCCTCGTCAGATATACCCATCTTCGTGAGTTTCTTCTTTGCAGCAGTCGGGGCAGGGTTCTCAGCTATCATTTTGGCTAATTCAGAAAGGGTTTTCTTTTGGCGGCGAGACTGACCAGAAGCAATGCCACCTTTTTGACCGTTCTTCACTGCTTCCTCACTGCTTCGACCAGGTTTAAAAGGTTTTAAATTTTCCTCGTTTGCCATTCTATCAACATCCAATCATACCCTTTCTGAAAATAAAAATTCTGCCACGTATAGCTATAGATATATACTATATTACCATACATGGCAGAAAAATTTGTCCCCACATTTTAATATTAATTGTAGTATTATATTTCTCTTAGTTTTCTTAAAGTATCATAAAACATAGCCATTGCCTTGCGCTTGTATGCATAGAAATCATCTCGCTTTGCCGGTATGTATTTTGTCTTCATGATACGGTCATAGGATTTGTTTGTTACAATAGATTCATACACCAGAAGTTCAATCCCTGGAGGGCAAGAGCTTATGCAGCAGTGCAAAATATCATGTCTCTGCTCTGGTGTAGCTTTTTGACATATATCCTTTAAACGGTTAATATCTTCTGGATATACGCCAAAATCAACAAGTGACTTTTGCCTGGTTCGCATATCATCACTCCTTTTTATTTCTATTTACGCTTGACACCAAAATGTGTAATCAAGTAAATAGTGCCAAATGTAAATGCTATTCCAAATGTAAATGCTATTAAACTATCAATCATTCTTTTTTATTTCCTCTCTTACCATCTTCAACTTAAACTCTGAAACATTTGGATACGAGATCTCAAACTCTTCTTTTCCATCCATTTGATTCATGAACCATTCAAATACAGAGGCGATTGCCATATCGGTTACGTCTTTTTTTTCACCTACCCATAAACCTTTTTCTTCGTTTACATTTCCATAGTAGATGGTATTTGTAATAGGGCTAACACCCATTGCTTTGATAGTTTTACTTGCCATTCTGTATCTCCTTCAACTGTTTTACTGCTTTTCTATAATCCCTGTTCGCAGACCGGAACATCATCAAGAGTATTTCAGATACAGGCCTTGTCCGATTTCTTCGCTTTGCTTTTTTGATGCATGCAAGCTCATTTCCATCTGGCACATATATTCCTACGTAATGCGGAATTTCAAGGGATATCGCAGCATATACATCTGTCGGCATAACCAGATAGTTATAATCGCCAACAAAATTCAGCCCATGACCAGAGTGAAAATCTTCAGCTGATGATTTAACCTCATAACAATAGCAGTCACCTTTTTCTATCCCGGACACGCTATTATTCACCGGCACGAACCGCATATAATCCACCCTTACCGCATGATCTGTCGAATAATCGAATGTCACTTCCTTAGCCCAATAAATACGTGGATCATTGTGAGGATTGATTTTCTTTTCGATCATTGCTGATAGTTTTGCTGTAATCTCAGGTCTTGTCATTTTGAATCTCCTCCAATTCCACTTATACGATATTTTTCTCATCCAATGCTGCTTTTTCAATAGCTTTCAGATAATCAATTTGCCGCTGAATGTAAAGATCGGTTTCTTTCCCGCCGGATGCAAGCCAATCAGAGATTCTACTTTTTACATCCTGTAAAACCGATATAGGAATCAGTCTAGTATTAATGGTATTCAGTACTTTAATCATTAGCTTTCATCTCCTCCAACTTCTTTTTAGCTTCTTCACGAGAAAAATAAACCTTTGCTTCTTGCTTCTTTTCTAAAACTCCGTTAATAATTTGTAAATGAAAGCCTTTTTTATCAATATGAAAAGCATCCACTTTGTGTTCTACGATTCTAAGAGGTTTTCCTACAATATCATACATTGTATCTTCAACCTTACACGGCAGCCTCACAAGCAAGCCCTGTTCTTCTAAGCCTTTGTAAGATTTCAGTTCTTCTAACAGCTCTGCGACATCTTTCAACCAATACAATTCTCCATCTTCGTAGCAAGTCCCATACGTTTTCTGGTGGTATGGGCATCCAACTGCATCCCTTCCACTAATCCAATCTTTTAAGTTCTCGCCAGTTCCACAGACAATGCGTTTATATTTATCGTCTTTCATGTGCTTAAAATTCTCGTGATCCTTATAGCAGTCGCCTTCTGTATCTTGACTGGCAACACATCTAAGTGCTTTTATCATATCGTCAATTGTTAATCTCTCCATCTACTTCGCCTCTTCCAATTGACTTTCTACTGTATTTGCAAGTAATAACATTGATTCAATAACTTTATCTGTTAGTGACATTCTGTCTTTGTTATTCGCAAAATACTTAACGTGGGCCATTGCTTCCTCTAGCTTTTTTTCACATGTAACAATTTCAGATGCTTCATACATTTTTCGTTCATCACTGCTGTATGTTACTATTCTTTCATCATGAAAATTTAACATATTTGGAAGCGGAATATCGATTGCGTTTAAATGTTTTCCTCTTGCCCACCTAAATCCCTGTAATTTTGCTATTCTTAAAACTTTAGAATACTCTTCCTGTGTTCTTACAAATACGCTTTTTCCTGTTAAATCAATCATCAGAATTTCCTCCTGTAATCTCATCAATACACTGATTCCAGCCCTCCGCAAAGCCAGCATCAGACGTATTGGCTGGATAATCTCCATTGTCTTTTTCTGGCAAATCCATAAGCGGACACCAGTCTGGTCTTGATTTACTTTCACAATCATAATGTTCTTCTGTCATCAGAATTACATCGCAATCTAAACAGTCAGCTAATTCACACAAACCCTCATATTCAAGAGCGCTACAGTATGCAGTTCCGAACGGGCAAACATAGCAATTCTCTGGTGTTTCCATCACTAATACTGATTTACTCATGATTCCTCCTCAAGGCAACAATACACTATTGGATTGCTAGTATCACAATCACAATTGTTATAATCAATGTCTTCCAATGCTTTACTTTTTGCTATTTCTATGGCCTCTTCCTTTGTTTCAGCTATAATTCCGTCATAATCAATTGATAATCTCATGCTAACACTTACATCCCATTTACTCATTTGGTTCCTCCTGTAATAATTCTGGATTGTCGAAGATATTCCCTCTGACATAAGTTTCTTTGCACCAATATCCAAGTTCATGTCGATAATAGAAATCTTCTGGAAATGCTGCGTAAAATCCTTGATTGTAATCGCCACTTGCGAAACCTGTACCATAGAATCCAAATTTAACCTGTGCATATTCGTCGGACCGCGTTTTTAAAATATCATTTTCCCAAATTTTATTGCCATTCTTGTCGCAAAGTCCTGTGAACTGGCAGAGGGTCTTCTCGCCTACCATTAAAATATCATCAATTTCCATGTATCCGTATTGACTGCAATAATGCGGATTTTCTTCAAAGCTGATAAATAAACCTAAATGTGTTTTAATTGGAATTCCCTCAATCCATTCTCCTGTTTGGATGCTTTTTGCCCTGAAAAGAATTTCTCTCATTCAACTCCACCGCCTTTCACAATCTCCACAGCATCATTCAAAATTACGATTTCATAAGATTTTGTCCATCCCACAGGTTTTGCTAATGTACTCCGTTTTTCTAATTGCTGAACAACCTTATCCACATCAAATGCCGTTGGCTGTTTATTAACACAATCAATAAATTCTTTCTGGTCAGAACTAATACTTGTGCCAATTTCCCAAATTTTGATGTATTTAATTAATTCGTCTGCATCTATTAGTCTGCTCATATTCTATTCTCCTAACTGTTTTAAAATTTCTTTTGCAATTCTATTACTTTCCTGCATGGAAACTCCCCATCCATTAAATTTTCTGTGGCATTCATCACAGTTCCATTCATCACTATCACTTTCTTTAATTTCACTATTGAATCTGCAATTATCACAATACATATGATCGAGAGCGCTATAAATGATGTTTGCAATATCGTCTTGTTTGCTACTGACATCGTTTACGTGCTTCTGTCCAGTTAAATATTCAAATGCTCTCAGCTCATTTTTTCCGATCCATTTAATCCATGCACCGCAATCCCCGCAATACAATCCTGTATTATTCCCGGCTTTCTTGACAAAAAGGTTTTTACTGTTACACTTTGGACATCTATATTCTTTCATTTATTCATCCTCCCACACTCCCAACAACCTCATTCTCTCATACAGTACAGCGACGGTCTTGCGTCTGTATCCGTAAAAGTCTTTCGGGTTCATCGGGATATATCTTTCTTTGCTGATTTTCTTATAACTTTTCCGATGCAAGATATTCTCAACAACCATATCCGCTATCACCGTGTTTTTCGGGCAAGCTGACAAGGCAGCACCGGAAAGCAGGTATCCGTACTCTGCCGGGAAGTCTTTCAGCATCGTATTCAGTTTTTCAATGTCCTCTGACGGAATACCGTAGTCTTTCAGCTTTTTATTCCTTGTCAGCATACCGTTCTCCTTTCTAATCGTCTGGGTGGTGTTTGTCGTACATGATCGCTATGCATACAAGACCGGCCACTCCGACTATGATTCCAAGGGCGAACCCTAATAAGAATGTAATCATGTTTCTTCCTCCTTTGCATAATCCTCACACTCCTCCGCGTATTCATAACTGTCCATATCATCACATCTGCACTGGCAGGAATCCTGTTTATCACAGCAAATGCAGCACTCTGTTTCACCATCCGGGCAGGTTAATTTACATTTCCCCATTAATCCAGTCTCTCTCCTTTTCGAAGTAAATGTATCTGCTGTTCTTCTTGACCGGCTCTGATGTGTCAATACCGTATTTTGTCAGCAGATTTCTCAGAAACTTTAATTTAAACTCTTTTAACGTGATCTTGAATCTGGTGTAGGTCTTGCCGTCTTTCTCAAAAATTGACATTTCCATGTTCAGTCTTTCTCCTCTTTCCTCATAATTTCTTTTATGCATTTCTCGCAATAGCAGCCTTCCTGCCCCTCTATCTTGTATAAGAAGCATGTCCAGTGCCTGTTCCAGATGCCTTTATCGTTGCATCCCTTGCAGCTACCTTGCCCATCTCTTTCGCATCGTATTATTTTTAACATTTATTCAGTCCTCCTTATATGGTTCTGGAAGCGGCATCCAAGCGATAACTTTATACATCCTTGTTCCGCCGTGTCCGTCCGAATGTTTGTCCCATTCAAGATACCTATATTTCTTTTCGTTCCAGTATCCAGCGTCACCAAATTTTAAATAATTCGCAATTCCATAAAGCTTTTCAGGTGTTCCATAGACTTTTTCAAGAGTTACAAGACACTCTTTTTCGTCTTCCGGCAATCTCTCACTGACCGGAATCCATCCATTTTCTTTCTCATCATCCATATTTTCGATATAATCCATGATTTTAAGTCCCAACTCGTAAGCCGTTCCTTCAAAAGGTTTCCCGTATGGATTTATTGTTCTTTTTATGTAATCGTAAATTTTACTTTTATCGCTCATACTTCCACCTCTACAAAATACTTTTCTAAAGTTTCTTTTGATATCTCAATCCATCTATTAGCATTTACTCCGTCAAGATGGATATCTCCGCCGATAATTTTTTCATTTCTATCCTCACTTTCCCCATGTAAGCAACTACATGGTCAATCAACAAAACTCCATCTGTCCATCATCAATAAACTTCTTTTTCTTCCGGCTTAATGTATCACCCTGCTGTTTCAATCTATCCACACGGGCCTTCTGGTCAAAGTTCGCCATATAATTATCGTCAACTTCTGGCGGTACTTTTAGAAAATATTCTTCTGGAAGTGGAAGATTATACTCCTTGCAACAATTTGCAATCTCATTTCTGTATGAAAGAATATGATTTCTGGTTAGATTCATATTGCATCCGTCCGTCCAGAATGGATCATTGCAGCCGTTTTCGTTGATGCGCTCCCAGATAGCACGCTCATGTAATAGGTTTTTTCTTAACAACTCTAATTCCTGTTCCGGTGTTTTCTGCTTCATTCTCATTCTCCTTTTGCCAATATAAGCAACTGGCACGCTATTGTGCAGTTGGCACATGATTAATCGGTCTCTACCTTTGAATAACTTAATCTATACGCCCTCTGCTCTGTCGGATCCTCACTAACAAGCAATCCGTTGTCTAAGAGCAAATTAAAGTGTTTTCTGGCAGTAGCCATTGAAACGTCTAATCCATCTGCAATATTTCTTGTGGACGGCATATAGTGGTGTTTACGGTAATATTTCAAGATAAAGTGATATACCGCTTTATACATCTCCTGTCCTTCTTTGTGTTTGCGCTCTGTATTGTATTTTCCCATCAATAACACCTCGCTTAATCGTTAATTCGGAATCTTAAATCAAGATTCAGTTCCTCTTTGATTGATCTTCTATAATCCTCCCAGGTTGCCATATCATCCATCAGATAATCAGCCCCCCTGTCCATGCCATCCATGAATTTCTGGCAGCGTTTCTGTCCAAATCCGAAATCATCATGCAAAACGGCAATTCCAAGGATTGTAAATGTATCAAGTGTCATTTCTTTGATTTTCTGTGCTGCTTTATCCAGGTCCTTACTGGCTAAAGAGGTATGTACTCCTGTAATCCCTCGGAATTTTATTTCCCTCTCAAGCGCTTCTATACCGCCATCTCTAACAATTCTGAGTGCCAGGTCAAGACCATCCTCTCTGCCTCGCTCATACTCTTTCATTTTGTTCATTGGTTTTCTCCTTGTTCAGATTTTTAGCTTTCTTATGCATCTTGTCTAGATAATCCGCATAGGCTGTAAGCATGTGATCCACAAAGCCGTTTTTATTATATTTGTCTGATACAACGTGTATCTGCTCAACTACCTGCTGCCAGTATTCGTCCTTTTCTTCTATTCCGGCGGTCTGAAGGACTAGTGCCGGAAAGTCGATTTGTAAAAACTTTATGGTGTTCGGTATCTGCTCATGCGTCACTCTCATACTTATACACCTTCTTCTACCTCAAAACTCTGTTCAAGAAGTCGCTCGTTATCTTTGCTAAACGCCTTTATATAGCTCTGTTTTATCGGTCTGATAAAATGTATGCCATTAGCGGATTTCGCCCGGGAAACAGCTACATAGAACTGCCCAGGATCCCAACAACAAGGATCAATATTAATCTTTTCAAATGTCTGTCCCTGTGATTTATGAATACTGATTGCCCAGGCAAGTTTTACCGGGAACTGAGAGAATGATCCAACTTTCTTACGGACAATCTTCTCTTTCACGATCTTCTGACCATCCTTTTCTTGTTCAGATTCCTCAATAACCTGTTTCTCAATGTCTTTACTGTATCTGTACAAGTTAACTGTTTTGCCCTTATCAGTCTTGATGACCAGATAGGATTCTTCAAATTCTCCATTGTCCACAATTTTCTGAATGATGCCAATCGTTCCATTGACGTAGTTTCCAGACAGATCATTGACTGTAATCATCACTTTTGCACCGATGTTAAGAATTAAGTCCTCTCTGGCAAATGCAATGTTCTTAATATCAGCAGACGTTAATTCTCTGTCAACTGCTGCATGAAACACTTTTTCGGTCTTTTTATCCAGTTTTCCGAGAAAAGTATTATTAATCCGATCAGCTTCAGCATTTGTTCCAACCAGGAATGGTGCTTCCGGTATAACTTTATCTGCTTCATTGTTCTCCAGATAAGCAATCGATTTACGGATATTGGTACCGTATTTAATATCATTCAGTACGTACTTAAACCCTTCGTCATTCTGCCTGCATACTTCATCAAGCTTGATATATTCAAACCTCATTTCTTTCCAGTATTCAGACATGAAAGCATATCCGTGTTCGTACTTTCCACCCTTTCCATAATCAGATCCATACATCCGGCAGAGGATTTTACGATCATCTGTTGTGATAACTGGTGAAAGCTGGTAGAAATCCCCGATTACGATCAGTTGAACGTCTTTTTTATCCTCTCCGCTCAAAAGTCTGTCAACCGCTCTCTCTTCATTCTCCGTGATGATCGTCTTCGCAATCATATTAAACAGGTCGAACCGGCACATGCTGATCTCGTCAATAATGAGAATATCTGCTTCCTTCAACAGTTCAGCTCTGGATTTCACTTTTTTCTTGTAATCCTCAAATTTGATTGAGATATTCAATGCACGATGCACGGTAGTCGCTCCATATCCGATATTGTCCGCAGCTATTCCAGTAGTAGCAGATACCAGAACACTTTTACCAGCTTTTTCCGCCTCATCAATAAACGTTTGGATAACCGTTGTTTTACCTGTTCCTGCGTCTCCTGTAAGGAAAACATTACTGCCAGACAACATTGTGTCCAATGCGTACCGCTGTTTTTTATTAAGCTTCTCTTTTTCCATTTTTGTAACCACTCCTTATGCCTTAGTAACCAATTGTAACAATCTGAATTTTCATGCAATTTAATTTTATTTTTTAATTTGTATAATCATTTTATTTTTGTAACCAATGTGTAACCAACTTTTCAACCACCTTGGTTACACCGCAAACCCTTATTTTATGCGGGTTTCAGAGGTGTGTAACCGTGTAACCAATGTAACCAAGGTTTTCCTATAGGAGATTGCAATGTATATATGATTTTTTTATATATTTTTTTATTCCCTATACACATGCTTTTCCGCGGGTTACATGGTTACATGGTTACAAATCACGAAAACGGAACACTTGTTCCAGTATTGACAGGTATAAAATCAGCTTCAACATGCTCATTTTCCTGTTCGTCTTCAAGATCTTTTATATCAATAATCTTTACAGCAACAAGTCTCATTACACTTCCCCCATCTCTTTTTATTACCGTATCCCTTTTTCCTGTATGCTTAATTAATTCTCGATTAATCGCCCATGCCGAAAAGGCTTTTCTGGAGAATCCGTTGTTCTTTAGGAGATTTTCAAGAGGTTTCGGATAAAAATATACATATACATCTCCATACTCATCTGGTGTTTCCTTAAATCCCCACTGATCGCAACTGAATTGCGCATCAAAGTGCTGCCCGTACACAGAAAGACTTTCGATGATAAATTCATAGCATCTCTGTCCTTCCGATACGTCTTTCTTGCGTGTAGGTATGTCCACAACATCCTCGACTGTCAGCTCACGTCCATCCTTAAATATGAAATCTGTAGCTAATTTATCCGCCAACAGAAGAGTAGATATAGCCATTACCTGCTTTGCCGGGAAATTATATCCATCAAAGCCCTTTTCAATCTCAGACTTCATTTCTTTCAGCTCATCCGGTGTAAATTTTTTTAGATTTCCAACAAATACTCTTCCAGCAAAACCATAATTTTTCATTACAGTGCTATTAATTTCTGCTGGATTCTCATAAATATCTTCGCAGCACTCAATTTCAATAATTCTGTTGATTGCTCCACCGGAATCTGCAAATTCTGAAATAGGATTCTCGCCGTTGCAAATGGTTACATTACTCCATGTATTCTCCTTAGCTGCTCCGAGGTCCTTATTTGATCTTCCTTTCCCTTTACCGGAACAGAGATTGTAAATCAATGTTTCGTAGTTGTCCCGAATATATTGAGAAGCGTTCTTAGAGTCATCGAGGATCATCGGAAAGTTATTAAGCATGTCTGCCCTTGTCTCCAATGATGTATCTGTTGACCGGAAATTCCCAACGTAGGATCCTGGCGACGGGTTTCCCCAGATAGATGCAGCTATGTTGATCGTTACTGTCTTGCCGCCGCCTGTCTGTCCATAGAAGTCTACGATGAACGGCAATGCATCAAGCGGTTGTACAAGCACACTTGCAAAAGATGCCGCCAGTGCTATTCGTGGTTCTAATCGTCCGCACGACCGTAACTGTTTAGCCAGAGTCACCCACTTGAAGTAGTCTCCACTTTCCTGTATACTCTGGAATAGTGTTTTAAAGCGGTATTCGCCGTCAAAGACGATTGAAAGGTCGTAAGGTACAAATACATTGCCATGCCACCCCAACTTGCTCGTAGAGTGCTGTATGTCGATCATATCGGCATTGTACATTTCAACGTCCGCCAGATACTTCACAAGAAGCCTTGCATTCTCCGAGTTGACCTGCACACCGAACCTTGCAAGATTAGTTATCGCCCTGGAAGTCACAATGTCGATTTTTGGAACAGTTATTTCTGTCCAGCATCCATCTCTTTTAAAAGCCACTGTGATCTGTTCTTCGCCTGTCTCAATATTTTTCAATCGACGTATCGGCATGATTGGATGGTGGCATACAAGTTCTCTCGCCTTGGATGTTTCAGAAGAAAATATTCCGTTTTCTGTAGCTATCCAGCTGCCACAAGCCATGTTTGGATATTCTTTTCCAATATCATCCTCATAAAAGTTTGTGATATTTTCAACTAACTGCATAGAACGATTTACTTTTTCTTCTTTTTCCTTGTCCTGTTCTGCTTTCTGGAATTCTTTTATGAATTCCTCGGCTATGCTTTTTGCTCTTACACTCTTCGCCCTGTCCATTAACTTAAATTTAGCTTCCGAACGGTCGATTTTACTTTTTATTGAAAAAAGTTCTTCATACAGTTGCTTCTGCATAAAATCATTTGCTTGCAAATTTTCAATATTTTCAAGAATGCTTCTCACCTCCTGCCTTAGCTGACAATATTTCATATCTGCTTCTTTCTTTTTCAAGGTTAAACTGGCACATATACCACTCTTCTGAACCAGGAGGGAAGGTTTTTAGCGCTGTTTCGTATATAAGTATGTTCTTTTCTACCTGCTCAAGCTCATTAGGATCCTGAGCGGGATTACATTTTTTTAATTTGATATCTCGCACTTCATGTCTGATCTGGTTACGACTTTTACCTTTTTTAGAGATATAAGTACCACCCAGCTCGATAAATGCAGTGCTAAAAGGGACGGATTCGTATTGCATCACGAAATCAAACACATCGCCACCGGTTCCGCAGCCGAAGCAGTAAAAGGAATCATCGTAGATTTTACAGGATGCTGACTTTTCCTTGTGAAAAGGGCAACATATAAAACCAGCTCTATTTGGTTTTAGTCCATACCTGGAAAGAATATCAGACATTTTCACTGATTGCTTGATTTCATCTTTTGTCATGACAGCAACTCCATGATTCGCCGTCCAGTCTCTTCTTTTGTACAGAATTCAAATCGGACACCGTATTTATCTCTGATTGTGCATAGAGATTTATATAACTGGCAGCCATCAACAGCCTTATCAGAAATTACAGTCTTTACTCTCTTACCGTTTACCGTCTTCCAAATGACTTTGTGTTTTCTTGGATTCTCCCAAAAATACACATCACCAATTGATTTGATATCTTCACCATGTTCACACAGGATAATAAGCTGAATACCTGCGTCGAGCGCTCTAATAAGCTCTGCCTTGAATCTTTCATGCTGCTGGCAGACATTTCCATATAGCTCCTGTAAATCCTTTTTACGGTCAATACAGAGCTTTGCATTATCCAACGACTGATAATCTCCACAGTATAACTTCGATCGGAAATACTGTACTCCAAGACTGTCAAACTGCTTTTGAATCCGTTCCCATTCCTTTTTATGTTCTCTTGTGTCTGTCTGTATAATCATTAAAAACACATCCTTTTAATTGAATGGAAGCTCTTCCTGTACACTATCCGGAATACTCATAAAATCAGTTCCTACTGGACTCGCCCCCATGATAGCTTCTTCTTTCAGATGATCGTCATAGGCTTTTGTGGTGCGCTCTTCTGGGATATCTGCATCCTTAATTCCTTCCACGCTGCGGAACCATGCAAGCTTGTGACGTTTTACTTCTCTGTTATCGTACCAGTCTTTCTCCAGGCGGAAGATACCGCCGATCAGCTTACCTTTGAACTGCTGCCCGAAATTATCGCCCCACTTAACGGCAAATCCTGGATTTGACTTTTCTACGCATGTGATAAATGTTTTAAGGTTACGGACACCATAATCTACACTCTCGTCAATAACCATATAGTTAGTACCGGCATTCGGATATTTCTTGTCTGGACGAATGTCATTTTCAAATTGCTTCATAAAGTAGCCCGCCTGTTCGTCTCCTTCTGCAAAATCAAACAAGATAACGAGCATATCAAGTCCACCCTGGGATTTTTTCTCTGATACCTGCTTAATTACCATCTTGTGACCACCAAGTTTAATTTTTTCATAATCGCCAGCGGCACTTGTTGAATCATAATTTTGAGGTTTGTTCATTTTATTTACTCCTTATATTTGAATACATATTTTCTTGGTTTCTTTGTTTTGCCATTTAATATAAGCTTTATGGTGCTTTTTGCTATATTAGTGTTTTTTGCGGCTTGTATGATATTTTTGTGAAGTGCAATGAAATTTCCATCTAAATCATATTGAATAACAGGTTTTTCATATCCATTACGACATGACTTTCCCATATTATTTTTTGATATTCTTTCTTTTACTGTTCCATAGTTCATGTTGTATTTATGAGAACACCATTCGAGATTATCAACGCAATTATTACTCGGATTTTCGTCTTTATGATTAACTTCTGGAAGATTCTGCGGATTTGGTAAGAAAGCTGTTGCAACAAGTCTATGTATTTTAAAATGTTTTCTTTTCCCATTACATAAAACTTTTACACTTTCATAACCTAATGAGTTAAATTCTGTATACATAATATTTCCTCTGTATTTAACTCTCCCAAGATTGCTTACTTCATGATTTTTATCAATACATGGTTTCCAGATTTCTTCTATGATTCTTCTTCCTTTCCTAATCCATAATAATCTCTGATAACCTTGTCAACTTCTGCAAGGTCGTTATCAATAGTTAAACTGTCAAACATTCCAATCGGGGATTTACTTACTGCTCCCTGGCTGGACTGAGTGACAAATAAGTGTTTTCCACTCTCTTCAATGCAGCGAAGAACGATGGTGAACATACCCTCGATGCAAACTTTTTCGTCCAGAAGTTTTCCAATGGTCTTAGGTTTTACTTCCCCGGAATCGTCTTTTTCTTCATGCATCATAAGGTAAACAATTTTATTCTGCGGTACTTTTGTTACAATGAACTGGATAAGATTCCAGAAATAGTCTCCAATATCATTGTACAGAGCGAACACTGCATTGCCTTTTCCGGCAGAAGCGTGTCCTTTCATGAAATGATTCGTGATAAGATATCCTGCATCATCAATTACAATTGACTCCGCTTTTGATGCGATCAGGCACTTCATTACCTGCTGGTAATCATCTGTAAACCATCCATCAATCTTTCCTTTGAACGGAAGCGGTTTATTCAATACTCTAATAAGATTCCAGTGTTCATTCTGGCAGTTTCTAAGACTGGTACTCTTGCCAGAACCAGATTTTCCAATAATTAATACTGGCGTTGCCATTGCTATTCCTCCTTGTCATAAACCACATGTTTACTGCCCTCAACGATCAGTAAACTTGCGATATCCTTCATAGAAATGGTTGATTCATTGTAAATTTCAACCAGTGCGTTGTATGCTTCCGGCGATACTTTCACAACCGGGTTGTCCTTATCGGTTGCAGGCTGCTTCTTCCTTGCCGGAATACGGATTTCAAATTCACTCACTGATACTTTCCTCCTTATATGATTTCTGAGCCGTTAAAAGCCCATTTAGAGCCTGTACGTAGTTCGCTAATGTTCTTGCCTTGTATGATTCTTCTATCGGATTATCCGGAACAATAGCAAGCTGAGTGTCAATCAATCTAACAATCTCATTAATGCGCTCTTCCATGTTTACACCGCCTCAAAAAAGCAATACACATTGTCAGAACCATCCCCTCTCGCCGGATTTTTTTTGCCATTCGAAAATACTCCGCCGGCACAGTGATACTCGAGGTGATTCAGATACATGTCCGGGTTCTCCCAATCAAGAATGTACGCTTTCCGCCTGTTCAGCTCCCCCAGAAGCTCGTTCACTGTTGTTATCAATTCCATTGTCGGCAGGAGCTTCAATTCTATCTGATTCAGCATTTAACGGACACCTCCCATCTATTAAGAGCCTAAGAAGATGTGCTTTTGCAAGCTTACACTGCTCAGCCGATTCCTCTTTAAGCAATTTACTATCAAAATAGATTATATAATTGCCATCCATTTTCTTACCCGAATCCCACTTTGAATTCATAATGTTGATATCGCAAGCATGCACATGCGAAGCAATATCGAACGAAACAAAATAATCTGTTTCGTTTGAAACTCTCCATGCTAATTCAAAAAGCTCTTTGATTTCTTTTTCGAACATTTCCGTTCTCCTTTCTTAAAGCAGTACTAAATACGTAAACAGTGCGAATACAATGCCTGCCAGGATCTGCTGCAAGCTCTTCTCCCACATCCACACCGGAAGAAAAGTAAGCAGGACCCCGATAATCGCACTGACTACGATATCCTTTCTGTTCTGTCTGGGTGATTTCATTCTTTTCCCTCCAAAAAGAAAAAAAGATTACAGACTGTAAGCAATATACCAAAAGATATTAGTAATGATTAACAGCGCGGCAGTCAAAAGCCATGCACTGAACCACTTCTTAGTCTCTCTCTTTGCTTTTTTCACGATTTCGGTAGCCAGCATTGTTTCCAAATCGTTCCATGTAATCTTTTCATTGTTTGTTGCATTTTTTTTATTTTCCATGTTATTTTCCTCTCGCTTAATATTGACTTTTTAGCGGATAGAGGATTATAATTTACCTGTATCCACTAAGTCTTGGTTAGTGAGTACACTGCTCCGGGGTGGAGGTTGCGACTCCCTCCGGGGCGCTTATGCCAAATTTGCTTCTTTTCTTCTGTAATAGTCCAAGATAATTCTTGAGCATTCATCGACAATCTTTTGATTGTCTTCCGGTGTATTATCCTTGCAGTAATCATCATGTATTCTGATTACTCCAGATCCCTTTTTAATTGTTTTGATTACTGCCATTGCAATTCCCCCTTCTACGATAGATTATGATGCTTCTTCTATTTTGCTTCTTCTGCAAAATGTTTCTCCATGAGATCGGCAATCATCAAGTATTCTTCGGCGATTTTGCCTTTTCTGGTATTTTTCACCTGTTCGCAGAACTCTGGAATTGTTCCATAGAAGCAGCCGCAAGACACTTTAACTTGTTTGTCCTTACATCTGAAGAATGTAGTTGTGCGGAATTGAGTACCGAATCCATGAATAGTTGCGTAATCTGCATTGTCGAACACCCTTGCATTGCCGGACACCCATGCATTGTCGGACACCTCTGCATTGCCGGACACCCATGCATTGTCGGACACCTCTGCATTGTCGGACACCTCTGCATTGCCGGACACCCTTGCATTGTCGGACACCTCTGCATTGCCGGACACCCTTGCATTGTCGGACACCTCTGCATTGCCGGACACCCTTGCATTGTCGGACACCTCTGCATTGTCGGACACCTCTGCATTGTCGGACACCTCTGCATCGCCGAACACCCTTGCATTGCCGGACACCCATGCATTGTCGGACACCTCTGCATTGTCGGACACCTCTGCATTGCCGGACACCCTTGCATTGTCGAACACCCATGCATTGTCGGACACCTCTGCATTGTCGAACACCCATGCATCGCCGAACACCCTTGCATTGCCGGACACCCTTGCATTGTCGAACACCCATGCATTGCCGAACACCCATGCATTGCCGAACACCCTTGCATTGCCGAACACCCTTGCATTGCCGAACACCCTTGCATTGCCGAACACCTCTGCATTGTCGAACACCCATGCATCGCCGGACTGGTTTACATTTTCTTCTTTTTCTACCCATCCGCCAGTTTCTCCAGTTTTTACAACTCCAAATGAAACGAGCGCCTTGATTCGGAAAAGTTTCTTTCCGAAAATGTTAATTTTGGTTTCTGATGTTAATTCAAATTTCTTCATGTTTTCCTCCTTAATTACTGTGAAGTTACAGCTTCTTTCTTATCTGATTCTTGCTCCAGATTATTCTCGGAAAAACTTTCCGTCTTACCAAGAATGTATCCTTTGTCAAACTCTGACATATTAGGAATCGCATCTTTCAGCTTTTCAATGATTCTTTTTTCTTTTTCTGACATGCGCTCACTCCTTTCTTGTGGTATACTCTCCTGTGAAAGGAGAGATGTTATGGAAATTTCTGGTTCACAAATCAAATTGTTAAAACGTCTTTATAAAGCTGATATACCGTTGTCTGATTTTTCCAATTCGGAAAAAGGAGAAATAGAATATCTTGGGAAACGCGGGTTCATTAAATACAGTAAAGAAGATACCGATTCAAGAATCACACCAACCATTGTCTGCATTCAGTCAGCTGGAAAAGCTTTTTATGATTCTTATGTAAGAGACCGCAGACGGTGGTATATCCCTGTTGCTCTGTCCATTGTTGCCATCGTAATTAGCTTATTTGCGCTGTACAAATCTGGACAGGTAATCAATGTTTACATTGACGAAAACAAAATGAATACGGTCACAGCTGAGAACCCTCCAGCAAATGCAGATAACAAATAAGGGAAATTCGGATATCTGTAAATGATTGGTAATCCGTCACCATACTTGCGCAACGCTCTGTGTGCTTGTCTAGCCATTTTCCCATGTGAATAATGAGGGTCACTGTTTATGGAATCCAGAATTTCCCATTTTGTCATGTTGTCATATTTTGACGGTGTTCTGTTGAACATTTGTTGTCACCTCCTTGCTTTGTGAGTTTATAATATCACGATGTGAGTTATATGTCAACACTAAATATTGACTTTGTGAGTTTTTTATGATATATTATCATTGGAGGTGAGGAAAATTGAAAGACAGAATCAAACAAGTGCGCAAATCCCAGAAGCTCACTCAGACAGCATTTGGAGACATAATTGGAGTAAAGGGAAATACCATTACTAATTATGAAACTGGTTTAAGAAATCCAACAGATGCTGTTATCAAATCTATATGCAGAGAGTTTGGAGTGAGTGAAGAATGGCTCAGAACAGGAAAAGGAAGTATGTTCGTTCCAGAGAACAAAAACGATGAAATTTCTAAGCTGTTTGGAAATGTTCTAAAGTCTAGTGATGATGATTTTAAATACCGTCTCATCAATGCTCTGGCAAAGCTGGATGATTCCGGATGGGATAACTTAGAAAAACTCTTAGACACAATTTACGAAAAGAAATAAGAAAATAGCCAAGGGCAATGCGCAAACCCTTGGCTTTTCTTTTTAACCGATTAATGTTTTTATGAAAATGTATATTGACCTCAGCCAACATCTGTTTTCTATCTTTTGTATCATTTCAATAATTTCTTTCTTGTAATCCATATTATACCTCCTACCGTCCAAAAACATTTGTTCTCTTTTACATTATCTTTGGTACGATAAAACGGCATCGGCAGACAAATCCCTCCTTGCTAACTGCCAGTGATAAACCAGAATGTGCGTAATTGCAAAGAAAATATTCGCACTATCGAATATAAAATGCGTTTTACGTGGAATTATACGGTATAGCAGCACAAAAATAATCTGTATCTGGTTAGGAACGCTCCTTCTGACTGTAGAATGTCTGCTAGATTGCCGGACAAGGCTGACCGTAGAATTTTTACATGAGAGATTGCGTGTCCGACTCGGAACATGAACTATGTAACTGATTATCAATATTATTCCGACAAAAATTATAACTTTTTTGGCTAATTTCAAAATACCGCCTCTTTTTTTAGACAAAAACAACTTTACATGATGTATATAATAGCACATTTTTACACTGTTTTAAATAAATCCGACAAATTTCGAAACAAAAATTTTAACAAAAATATTCTAAAACTTTACAATATGTGCTAGAATCAACTCAAAAGTATAAGGAGGAACTGTAGTATGAGTACAGAGAAAACTAAGAAATGCAAGTATTGCAAAACAGAGATTCCGGCGGACGCTAAAGTATGCCCGCAGTGCCGAAAGAAATTAAAAGGTGGAAAGCTCAAATGGGTTGTGCTGATAATCCTTGTCGGAGCGATCATCGGAGCTGTAGCGGGTGAAAGTGATTCGGAATCAGGTAAAAGTGCAACAACGGCTACTTCTTCAGAAAAGAAAGAAGCTGCACCGATCGAGTATACCACTGTTTCCGTTAATGATATGATGGCAGATCTTGATAACAATGCCATGGGAGCATCTGATAAATACAAAGATAAATATCTTGAGATTACTGGAAAACTTACAAACATTGACGCTTCTGGAAAGTATATTAACTTGATGGCTGATGGAGACTTTGAGATTATCGGAGTTCAATGCTACATAAAAAATGATGAACAAAAAACAAAAGTAGCTTCCATGACCAAAGGAGAGACAGTTACTTTAAAAGGGAAATGTACAGATGTTGGAGAAGTCTTTGGATATTCTCTTGATATTGATGAAATAGAATAAATAATAAAAAAGCCGGCTCCTGCGACCAACAGGAACCGGTTTAATAAATAAGATAATCTCGGAGAAAATCTTACCTACACTATGATTATATCATCTCCTGGATTATCGCACAAGTTAAAAAAAGGAGAATGATAAAATGAATGAATCAGTATGCATCTATCTAAGGAAATCCAGAGCTGATCGGGAAGCTGAAGCGCATGGAGAGGGTGAAACCCTCGCCAGACATGAACGGATCCTGTTAGATCTCGCAAAGAAAAAAGAGTACATCGTGGGCGCTATTTACCGCGAAGTGGTATCGGGAGAAACTATCGCCGACCGTCCTGTTATGCAGCAGCTTCTCCACGAAGTAGAATCCGGTATGTGGGATGGAGTTCTGGTTGTGGAAGTAGAACGTCTCGCCAGAGGTGATACTATAGACCAAGGCGTTGTGTCCAGGGCTTTCCAATATTCCGATACGAAGATTATTACCCCAACAAAAATATATGACCCAAACAACGAATTTGATGAAGAGTATTTTGAGTTTGGGCTATTCATGAGCCGCCGAGAATACAAAACCATCAAGCGCCGTCTGAATGCCGGAAGGATCTCATCAATAAAAGAAGGGAAATACTGTGGTAACAAACCACCTTACGGATACGAAAGAGTTAAGCTCGAAAAAGAAAAAGGCTATACTCTCCGACCTGTTCCGGCTCAGGCTGAGATTGTAAAAATGATCTACACCTGGTATGCCGGTGATGGCTGCGAACAAATTGGAGTCGCGAAGATTGCACGGAAATTAAATGAAATGGGAATAGAATCTGCACTGGGCGGCGACTGGACTCCTGCCAGTATACAGGGAATTCTGACAAATCCGGTATACATCGGGAAAATCCGATGGAATGGGAGAAAAACAGTGAAGACTATACAGAATGGTCAAGTAATTAAGACACGCCCACGATCAAAAGATACTCTTATTTGTGATGGATTGCATCCGGCTATTATATCGGAGGACCTGTTTAACTCCGTACAGGAAATACGAAAAAAGAACCCGCCTCGACCAGTTAGTATAGCAAACTCGATTCGTAATCCACTTGCCGGAATTGTCTATTGCAGCAAATGCGGTCGCGCCATGGTTCGCCGCCCTTATCAAAAGCGCAGGCAGGAAGATACCCTCATGTGTCCTTATACATCTTGCCCCACAGTAAGCAGCAAGTTGTCTTTGGTTGAAAAATCTGTGATTGATGGAATTAGGGAGATTGTGGAGGAATATAAGTTAAACAATGATATTAATGCATCTTCAAAGGATATTGATTGCGTAATAACCTCTAAACAAAATCTCATACATGAGAAAGAAAACGAGCTGGAAAGCTTGAACTCTCAGAAAGCAAAACAATACGACCTACTCGAACAGGGTATCTATACCACGGAGATTTTTCTTGAACGTGCTAAAACAATATCCGCATCTATCCAGTCATGCTCCGACACTATAGAAAAATTAAAAGAAGAAATCAAGCATGACGAGAACATTATAAAACAACGGTCGGATTTTATCCCGCGCTGCGAAGAGTTGCTTGATAATTATTGGAGCCTTGACACGGAATCGAAGAATAAAATGCTTAAGAGTTTGATTGAAAAGGTTGTCTACTCAAAAGATACCAAAAACGCTTACGGGAAAGGAAACGAGATTGGTTTTCAACTCGACATTTTCCCAAAAATCCAGAAGAATAATTAATGATATCTTATATGAGCTGACGAACTGGCGCATTGATGTTATCAGCAATTAAATAAAAGAAATTCCCGGGGTTAATTCCCCGGGATATTTTTACTGCTTCTTAACATATTTTGCAGAAACAAATCCAAAATATTTTCCGGCAATGCGGATATAGTACCAAGATGCTCCATCTTTGGCTTTAATGGTATCGCATACATCAACTAAATTGCCTTTTGCAAGTGTAGGATAGCTTTTAAGCTGTGCATACTCTGTTCCTGCCCATGTGCGGACATTAAGTGTATTTGCAGTTACCTTTCCCACCCACTTCGGAGTTTTAGACAGAATAGTTGGCGTTGAAAGCATACTTGCTTTTGCGCCAGTGGTAACAGCGATAGCCACGTGGTGGTTATCATTCAGGAGGATATCTCCTGCCTTTAGATAGTCACCGGATGTCAGATACTTTCTATCCGTCAGTACTTTCGCACCGGCAATCTTCATTGCAGCTCTCATGTTCCGTGTCGTCAGATAGATGCTGACCGCTTTGAGCCTTGCATTATTTAAGCGATACCCAGCCCCTTTGACAATAGCTGCTGTACTTGCGCTGCAATCAGATTCACAAGCTACCGTGATCTGCGCCGGATCGTAGTTACTTGCCTTTAAGTGCTGCCAGAATGAATACCGGTCATTGCTGTTTCCGGAAGTACCCTGATCGTACCCAATAAGATTGTTCTGTGCCGCTTTTGTCGCCATGTCTGCGATCATGGCTGCGATTTTAGCGTCATTGAATCTTAGGACACAGAGCCACGGTCTACTGTACCAGTTCATGATCTGATATTCTGTACCAGTCTGATCTCCTGCTTTCCCACCTGCATATCTTCCGCGTTCATCATGTCCGCAGTTACTGATTTTTACCATTTTAGTTTCTCCTTTCTGGTTAGAATCTCTGTAGTCTTTGTAGAACACATCCATATCAACATTTCCGCTGATTCCTGGAACTTTTCCTTTACTGGAATACTGCCAGCCTACACCGACTGTCGGACGTAATCTTTCTTGAACAGAACCATTGTCGTTGGCAGGATAACGAGCAATCCAACAGTCATACTGCTTCAGAGCATCTGACAGGACATTATTGTACCAATCAAGATTGCAATAAATTCCAACCTTATAACCGGCTTTCTTGATTCTGTTCAGAAATGCTACTGCAATATTCTCAATAGCCTGTTTTCCGAGACTTCTTTGCTGTGCCCATTCCAGATCGTAGAATACTGGAAAGTCAAGTCCACGTCCACCAAGAACAGAAATTACGTCCTCTGCTTCTTCTATTGCCTGTGCCGGTGTTAAAGCATAGCTGTACTTATATCCACCGATAAGAATTCCGTTGGATTTGCAGCCCTTGTAGTTGTGTTCAAAAGATGCATCAGTGCCGGATTTCTGATGAATCCTCAAAATTGCAAACTTAATTCCAGAATTCGATACTTTTTGCCAATCTGGATTGCCTTGATAGGACGAAACGTCAATACCTTTAATTTCCATATTTTCTCCTTTCACACCACGTATCTGTGGTGACTATTGCAAGTTCGGACACGTAACAGCCAGTGCTGTACAATAATTCAACTAAAACAAACTCTATATACTGATTTCAATGGTGACTCATGCACCAACAGAACTGTGACTATTGGAGTATTGTATGCTGATTAATTCAATCTCATAAAATCAACATATGAAAGATTGGCATTATTTACAATTTCAATTGTCTTTCCTGAGTACATGGTGACTTTTAGCTTACTTCCATTGATGATAACAGGATAAGAAATGCTCTGATATGAATCAATCATTCTAAACCATGGATTCGCTATTGTTTTACCATCTACTTCGATATTCAATGCCACGCCCAGAACGTTCGAAGTTGATGCTTCAAGATTTGCAAAAAGGTTGATATTCACTAAATATGTGCCTTTGGGGAATGTATAGTAATGTTTGTAGTCAGTTGCACTCACATACTGTATTCCATCAATGTTGTTCCATGCAGTCCCACCGATTGCAAGCCCTGAATAATCACCAGAGCTTCCAGGTACATAAAATTTACCTACAGCATAAAAACGAGCAGTTTTTCCTAAATTCGTGTTTAGTGCATTAATCCCTAGCGCCTCTTTCAACTGCGCTATAGTAATCTTCTGGGTTGTAGAGCCGTTCTCCAATACCACAATATCCGTATCAGATACTTTGGTAGCTGCTGGGAGAGCTGATATTAGTGTACTTGGTATAGATTCAGACATTTTTTATCAATCCTTTCGTGAAATATTGTTGATAAGTTCTTTTAACTGCTCTACCTCTGCTGATAAAGCATCAATTTTAGAAAGTAATATCTGGTTATCTGACTGCAATGCCAGAACCTTCTCATGGTCGTTTTTCAGCATGGCAAACATGCATGGGATCATAATGCGATAATTCCAGTTTTCAGCTTTACCTTTTTCATTATGGTCAACAGCTAATGGAAATCTTCGGTCAATGTCCTCGGCTATAAACATCGGCATTTCTTTACCGTATCGTTCATCTTGCTCAGATAAATATCCGTCTTTGTATTTCGCCCAGATTACTTTGATTCTGTATAGGTCTTCCAGCTCGTCTTCTTTGATGGATTTCCCAAGCACTTTGTAGTGCATGGAGGATGATGAGGAATATCCAACATAAAGATATGTTGGACTAAAAACCATCGGATTTCCAGCAGTAAGTGCTTTCATTCCTTCTATCATTAAATTTTGAGCTACCTTAAATATCAAATCACCAGTTACAGATTGGAGAACAACATTTCTCTTGTTTTCATATTGCGCTGATAAGTCAAGAAGTCCATCTGTTATGCTGCCATATCCAGCACTAAATATAGATTCTTTTATTTGCGCCCACTCATTCCCTTTTATATTTTTGAATCCATCTGTATTGTTTATTTTGCAAATAACATTTCCGCTAGCATCATACACCTCAAAAGTGCCATATCCATTATTTGGACCGCCGAGCTTCAATATGCCGCCCTTGGCGTAAGTGAACGAAATATATAGCTGATTTCCCTCTTTATAAATTCCTTTAATTGCGCCATCATTGGTTAAGAGGTTAAATATTTCTTCATGTGTAAGTGCATCTACATCAATTACAACCGCCATACTTTGGGAATCTAATGGTTGTGAAAATCCACCCGCCGCGTATAAGGTACATTTTATGGCACTTACATCTCTTGGAATTCCAATTGACCTTCCAGAAGCCGTTGTTATAATTCCTCCCGCTTTAGTTGATAATACCGTATATAAATTATGTGAAACGCTTGTTTCGTCTTTCGCAGAAGAATATACCGTTTTCCAATTTTCCCCATCTACGGATTCTTCGATTTTAAAACGACCTTTATATGCTGTTCGTGTTTCCGCGTTTCCATCGCGATACCAAGCACTCAAAGTAATATAGCTCGGGGCTACACTGCCATTCGCGCGTTGCTTAATAACATATGATGGGCTTTCAAGAAAATATGTTCTACCCGGAACTCCTTGTTCTCCCTTAATCTTTGTCCATGAATAGGCACCGGGGTTAGTGCTATCGGCTTCCGTATAATCTGTATACTGCCCGATGTATTCTTTTCCAGTGCTATCAGATACATCAAACCCCATCTTACCATCCGCGCTGTTTGCGTAAGCTACATGGAAATATGGTGTTCTTCCGTCTGTTCCAGGTTTTCCTGGAGATCCATTTGCCCCATCTGCACCTTTTACAAGCGTCCATGCATAATCATCCGGGTTAGTGCTATCTTGTAGTTCAAAATCAACATATATACCGATATATTCCCGGTTACTATCAGACACCGAAAAATCGGTTTTACCATCTGCGCTATTGGCATAAGCAATATGGGTGTAACTTGTTTTTCCATCTCGTCCAGGTTCTCCCGGAAGACCGTTCTTTCCATCGTTTCCCGCATAAATTTTTGAAATGGAAAATCTTTTGGTCACCGTCAAAGCACTAAGATAAGTTGCCCTAACATCTACCCAACCATCATCGGCTGACAGCCCCGTTACCGTATATGTCTTTGCTGAATTGTTCCAGATTCCTGTTATACTATCTGATTTTGTGATTATAAAATTACAATCATCTGTAATATCTTGTGTCCCGTACATTACTACAGCATGTGTAGTTACACCGTTTGGAAATGTCTCGTAATTCCCGTTAGAATCAACAGATATTCCTTGATATTCGTTACTTAATTGCAATGTCATATTCTTTGCAAGAGCTGCCGCTTCCTGCGCGGATTTAGCTGCCGCTAAAGCATCCTCGGAATCCTGTAATGCTTTTGTTACGTCTGTGTCTTTTAATCTTTCCCAGTAATACCCTTTTCCATCATTGCGGAATCTGTAAGCATGGCTGTCTCCATCATAATACAGATCACCTACATGCTTACTCATTTCTGTATCAGTTAGCCACTCGTTTGCCGGGTAATTGCTAAGTGTAGGTGCAGGAGTCCCGGTCCAGGTATTGATATTTCCGTCAATCTGACCTTGCATACTGTTTAACAGTCCGTCCAAAGGTGATGCACCGATTCGCACGGATGCGCCGTCAATTACAATCTGGTTATTATCAATATCGGCTGAAAAGATAATCTTTCCGTTTGTGTCACGCACGATCAGCGCGCCGGCATTGATGTAGCTTGCATTGATTCCCTCGGCGTATAGCAGCCTTGTAATCATTTCTCCTGTAACAGTAAATCCATAAGGATAGGTTTTTCCACCATCTGTAGAAATTCCAATGGCTTCCGCCGTGAGTTTCCATACGATATCTGATTCTTCCAGAGTCGGCTTATTGTGCATATAATAGATTACACTACCGTCGTCCTGTGGATCTTCTGTCATATAAAGCCCGCCAGACTCCTTAAGCGTATTTGCTAGCCTTTCAACGGCTTTTTCGCGCTCTGTGCGTTCATCCTTAACAAGTTGTCTAGCTTCTACCAGTGCTTTTGTAGCTTCCGACATATATGTGCTACTGTTTCGGATAGGATCATCTGACTGTGTTTTTACAGTGGTAATGCCATTTAACGGAGATGATACATCAGTAATCGGTGTAAGATATTTATTTCCGTTCCGATCAAAGCTATATGCCATGTCGCCAAACTCTAACAGAGGATTATAAATCAGATCTCCTTGCAGATTTCGGAATCTAGCTCCGATCAGATTACCACCAATCCATGCCGCTACAGTTCCGAGGTCACTGTCAGACAGAAGATTGTTTTCTAACTCCAACACATATCCAGCAGTTCCAAACATGGATTCCGATTCTTTGTTTTTTACTCTGATACCAGTAATTACAATATCATCACTGGAAAGTGTAGGACTACTCACGTAATCCTCTAATTTAAACGGAACTAAGGAGCCGTTTTCGACAGCTCCAAAATTCCATTTTATAAACTGCAAATAACCTCTGTTGTCAATTCTGGCGTTTGCTGTCTCTAGCATTGCCGCCCATCCAATCAACTGACGGAATGTCATATTATCTGGGAGTGCCGTAACAACAACATTTCCATGCGCCATAGAAGAAAATCCCATAGGGATATTTAAACTCTCACAAGTGTCTCTTACCAGCGCTATAACTGTCTGTGGAAGTGTCAGAGCGCTATAATATTTAGCGTTGGTTTTATACATGTCGTCTAGCGCCGTAAAGCTCAATATTTCTCCATATTGCTCTGGCGTGGTAATTGTATAGACACCCTTATCAATCGTCTCATATCGGTCTTCCGACGCGGCTCTGGACAGAACTATGCTGTTTCCATCAGTGTCTAAAATCGGCTCATAAAAATCATCCATCCAAATTGATTCACTGGCTGGTTCTGCTACGGAAGTCTGGAGTTTCAAATAGGCATGTACTTTAGCTTGATAGAAATTATAATCTTTCCACTGATCCTCTGTATTGTCCAGTTCAAGCTTCATTGTTTTGCAAACTGTAGCGCCGACCGGGAAGCTGCTACTCTCCGCACAATCAGAAAATTCATTGTTGCCGATCATAATCTCGTTTTCAAGTGTCTTTTTTGTTCCGTCAGCAAAGGTGATATCCACGATTTCAATTACTTGCTCACCGTCCTGCAATTTTTCTTTAAAAGTGTTTGATACATTAATCAAGTGGATTCACCCCCTGCATATTAAATGATATTTCGGAATAGTATTCCCCAACTTGTTTTATGTTGTAATTCATTTTTCCCACGTAAAACTTTTCTGAACGCCATTCATTTTTGTGTGCTAACCAGTGATGTAAAATGAATGGCTTTCCTTTAATAATTGCATTTACCAGATTAGTTGATTTCTCATCAACTGGCACATTGGTGGCTTTATAGCTATATTGCATAACTGTAAAAAGTGGAGTTATTAGCGCAACTCCTTTTTGAGTTCGGTTACTTCCTTCTGAATAGGTGGTCTCAAAATTACACTGCATGTCCTCATCTGGCTGAGGGATGAGAAGCCCATTTATCTTGTATCTATCAGTTATTGATTTGCTTATCGAAAATGCCACGTTCTCACCCCCTATGCCAGCTCAAACGGATTCGTACCGCTTGCGTCACGTCTTAACTTTGCTTCATCAATCATCTCATCAAATATCGTTCTACGGTTCAATTGAGCGGTAAATCTGTAATTTCCGCCACTATTCCGATTTGCACCTGTTTCCTCTCTTACGATCTGTCTTAACAGGTCTTCTGGTGCTTCCAGGTTGCGTCCGTTCTTCTGATCTCCAAGCACTGCAAGGAACTCTGATCTTGGCGGGATAACGGCACCTTTTGCAAGATATGGAATTGTAGGAACTCTTGGGAAATTAGCTGTAAATCCAATTGTCCTTGAGCCAAACGGAGTTGGAACCTTCCACGGTCCAAATGTAAATGCTGATTCAATGCCGCCGATTGCACTGTTTACAGTTCCAATAGCGCTGTTTGCAATTCCGATGACTTTGTTTAGAATATCCCGGATGGTATCACGGATACCGCCAAAAATTTCCACCACTCTGTCTCTTGCCGATGTAAATTTGTTTACAATAGCATCGCGGATAGCTGCGACTTTATTTCCCACAATCGTCACGATATTCTCCCAGGTTTCTCTTGCATTGGCTTTCATACCGTTCCATAAAGTTGAAGCTTTTTCTTTCATGTCGCTAATTTTTCTGGTTGCCGCTTCTGCCATTTCTCGCGTCTTTGAAGTAACAAATTTAACTATCGAAGAAACGACATTTGAAACAAGTGTTCCTATCGCATCCAAGATTCCAGTAACGGTTTCTTTCAGATCAGAAAGAATCATACTTACACCTTTGCCCATTGTTTTAAAGAAGCCAACAACAGCAGATGCTACGATTCCTGCAACTTCTTTGATTTTGTCCCAATTTTTGTACAGTAAAACGCCAATCGCAATGCAAGCTCCAACGGCAATAGCGAATATTCCCCCTGGTCCGATAGCTGTTGCGATAGCTTTAATACCACCTATAATTCCACCCGCCCCAGTCATCAGAGCTATAAGACCTTTTCCATATGTCATAATTGTACCAATACTTCCGCTGATGCCTTTAGCCAGTACCGCGATCTTTCCTGCTGCAAATGCTCCAATCAGAGCTGCGCCGAATGCCTCAATGATTGACTGATGGTCTGCAAAAAAACCTGACAAATCAGACACTAGGTTAATCACTGTTGGAATTCCTATTTCAATCAGCCATTTCAGCATCGGAAGAACGATATTATTGTAAATCCATTCAAGAACATTTCCGATGGATTCTAAAATTGGAGCAAATGTACTGGTTAAATTGCTGATAGATTCCAATAGCGGATAAAAGTTGAGATTCGCCGCCCATGTCGCTGTATCCTCTGCGATTTTCTCAACAAACTGCATAACTACTACAAGAGCATCTGCAATGTTCTGGATAATCTGTGTTCCGACATTGTTCTTATTCCAAGCATCTGCGAAGCCGGAAGCGATATTCCCAACGGTCTTAAGTACGTTCTGAGCAATCCTCAGCATGGTCGTAAGCATCGTTGTGCCCGTGCCGTTTGTCCAGACCTCTACAAGGCTTTTACCTACACTTACAGCGAGCTTTTTGAGTCCATCAAGTGCGGTTTTCGCCGCATTAATAGTATTCTTACCCTCTTTTTTCCAAGCGTCCTTAAATGGCTTCCAGAGTTTTTTAAGAAGGTCGGCTAGTTTCTTAGCAGAATCACTAATCTTGTCAAGTGCGTTTTCGCCCTCTGCCAGGCTGCCATAGTCCACACTGCCAACCGAACTCGGCAATCCTCCGCCCCCAGAGCCAGTTCCACCAGAACCAGAACCGGAAGGAGTTGAAGATGCACTCTCTGCGGAGCTAACCTTGTGTACTTCATCGAGCGATGAAAGATAGTTTTTTGTTTCTTTATTTGCCTTTTTTGTAGCTTTAGCAGTGTCATTCGTGGCATCTGCAAGATGCTCTGCATTATCCGCCGCCTGTCCATACTGATCTGCTGTATCTGCGATCGCGCCTGTTCCGGCAAGTCCTGCGCCACTTCCACTTGTCTGACCAGAGGATTTCTTGCCAGTAATCAGTTCTGTGAATGACTTGAAAGCATTTGCCAGAGTTGCCAGTTTACCAAGCAGAATATTGATAACTTTCATAACAGGCGTAAAAATATTAATCAATCCCTGTCCGACTGTTGCCTTGAGAGATTGTAGCTGCAACTGCATTACTCGTACCTGGTTCGCCCAGCTGTCTGAAGTACGAATGAAGTCACCGGATGCGGCTGATAACTGTTCCTGTACAAAAGCAAAACGGAGAGCAACTTTCTCCTGTTCAGTCATAGCAGATGTGGTTTTGCCGTAGCCATTAGCCAGTGCATACTGGTCAAGTGCTGACTGGGTCATTACCACGCCGAGGTCCTTGAGTGTTTCCGTTTCACCTGTAAAAACTGATTTCAGCTTGATATAAGCCAAGTCCTGACTGATGTTATAGAATGAAGCCACGTCACCAGTCAGCTGCGTCAGGGCCGTTGACATATCATAAGCCTGTGCCTCAGAGAAGCCGAACGACTTAGACATTGCTCCGAACGTTCCGACATACCTTTTTGCCATTGTTTCTGACAGTCCGGCTGAGGTCATAGCGTTCTTTGCAAATTCATTTACTTTGTCGGACATGGTGGTAAATGTAACATCGACTACGTTCTGAACTTCTGTGAGGTCGGAACCAAGCTCTATAGATTCCTTACCAAATTGAATTAGCTTGCCAACAGCAAAAGCAGAGCCAACCAGAAAGCCAATTCGCTTTACTATCGTTCCTAATCCTTCAAACTGACGCCCTAAAAGATTTACTTTTCGACTTGCACCGGAAGTGTCCATTTTATTAAATGAGCTAGAAACCGTGGCGCCTGTTTTTTTTGCCGAATTCCCCATTTTGTCCATAGAGTTTTCAACTTTTTCTGATTTTTGCTGTAAAGATTGAAACGAATCTTCGAGTTTTTCAAATCCATCGTGAAATATGCTATTAATATTTGCATTTATTTCCTTGACCGAGTTTGCTAAATCTTTAAATGCCGCTTGTACTTCTTTGACGCCAGACGATATTCCATCAGTATCTATTCTGGTATCAATGATAATTGAGCCATCAGCAGCCATGTGTCCACCTCCTAACTATTTGAGGTTTAACATCTCATTCAGCGCATCTTTATACGCTTGCTCCTCGTCGCTGAGACGTGTTTTTATGTCAATAATGTTCTTGTTTTCTTGATAGAATTTCTTTTCCCATTTATCCAGGCGTTCACCTTTTGCCTTTTTTGACCGGATTCCAACAACTGTGTTGAACAGGCACTCGCCGGATTCCATGAAATATCCAAAAAATGTCCACCAGTGCATATATGGCACTGCTCTGATTTCTTTACCAGCAACCTTGTTTACAGCCGGAACGATCATATCTCCGTCCTGTTCCCAGTCCATTAATCGGGGTTTTGGGTGGTTCGGATTGTCGTCAGATTGTCCGCAGTCGATGAACTCTGATGCTTTCTGACAAGCTTCATCCAGACATTCAGTCGGTATACTTTGCCAGTCCTCAAACAGAATCTGCAACATAACAACTGCTTTCGCCTGCTCGTCCAGTTCTGGGTCATTCATGGCGACCAGAATATCAATAATTGCTCGAAAATCCGTTCTGATAGAAAAATCCACCCCACTTATGTTTAGTGAGGTGGGAAGCTCATAGGCGGTCATTTTGTATACTTCTCCGTATA